CTGCCGTTTCTGCGCAATCACATGCGGCCGCACGAGTGGACGCTGGTCATGCTCGATCCGCTTGCGCGCTTTGCCGGCGCCGACACCGAGAAGGACAACAACCAGGCCACGCGGTTCGTGCAGGCCGCCGAGACGCTGTGCAAGCTGCCAGGCCGGCCCACGGTGCTGTTCTCGCACCACACGAACAAGGGCTCGCGCAGCGAAGAGGCGGGCAAACCCTCTTCGTCCGACGCGCGCGGCTCAAGCGCCATCACCGACGGCGGCCGGTGGTGCGCCAACATGACCAAGCGCGCTGGCGGCGGCGTGTCGCTCAAGTTCACCAAGAACAACTACGCAGCGGACTACGAAGAGACCGTTCGCCTCGAGCGCGACTTCGGCGGGTACCTGCGGGTGGAGTCGGCCGAGTCCAAGGCGCGGCAGGACGAGGCCGAGGAGCGCGCGCGGAGTGCCAAGGAGCAGGAGCTGCGCGACCGCATCCTCAAGCTCCTCACCAAGCGCCCTGGGCTCAGCAAGACCGAGGTCCGCGACGAGCTCAAGGCCGACCGCACCGCCGTGTTCCGGCTGATCGCCGAGCTCGCCGAGAACGGCATCCTCACCGAGGGACCTAAGCACGCATACCAAGTGACTCCGCAACCAGGAGCAACGACCGATGGCTAACCCGGCCGCGTCTGCGCGTCTGCCAGACGCCAATCAGACGCTCCAGACGCGCGTCTGCCAGACGCGATTCAGACGCGGCAGACGCGTCTGCAGACGGCTCCCAGACGCGGCCAGACGCGGCAGACGCGAGGCGTTTTGCCCCGCTTTTTCTGCACTCGCGCGCGCGGTGATCTCGGATCTCTCTCTGATCTCTTCTCTTTCTCCCTCTCCGTCTTCTCCCGGAAGGGAGAGGAAGACGGAGAGATCAGACGCGCGCGACCCCCTCCACCGCGTCTGGAACAGCCCGCGTCTGGACCGTCTGATCAGACGCGGCAGACGCGCAGACGCAGACGGTCGTCTGGAGGGGTCTCGGCAGACTGATCGCCGACCGTCTCGTCTGCCTTTCCGCCTTACGGCGGGCAGACGTGACGTCCGGCTCAGGGTGGGTGGGGGAGCAACGTGAAGTACACGCCCGACATCTTCGTCGGCATCGACCAGGCGGCCCACTCGGGCTGGTGCATCGTCGCCCGCGGAGCCGCGGTTGCGCATGGCGTGGCGTGTGACGAGCTCGAGGTGGTCCGGGTGGTCGCGAAGGTGCGCGAGCTCTGCGACAGCGACCTCGCTCGCGTGCTGGTGGTCCTCGAGGATCACTCCGACGTTCCTCTGTCGAACAAGGCGCAGTTCGATCCGCGCACCGGCGCACCTTCGCGCAACACGGCCTCGATTCTCGGCATGGGTGATGCGCGTGGCGGGTGGCGGCAGGAGTTCGGGCGCTTCGGACATCCGGCGCGACTGCGCATGCTCGTGACGAGCGAGGACTGGCGCATGCGCGTGTTGGGCGTGAGTAACCGGCTTGGCACCGACGCGCTCAAAGACGAAGCGAAGCGCTGGGCCACGGCCAAGGTCCGCGCACCCATCAGCGACGACAACGAAGCCGAGGCGATTGCGATTGCATCTTGGGCCGCTCTCGATGGCATGGCGCGCATGGAACACAAGCGCATGACGAGCCGCATCAAGGCTCGGGTGAAACGCGGGCGGGCGTCGCAAGGGGTGCTCGCGCTGGATGTGGCCGAGGCGATGCCACGGCCGAAGTTGCTGGGGAGAGTGCAGACATGAGCGGAGCGTACGGAACCATCTGCGGCGTGCTGTACATCGACAACGCGAACCGCACTTCGCGCTGCTACGCGCGAGGCCAGGTTCGCTACGGCGGTCGATGCCTCGAGCACGAAGGCGTCGGCGAGGAGTACACCCGGCCCCGGCAAGGTCCACGATGCGGTTGGACACGAACGGAGAATGGCTTGCCGTGCGCCAATCCCGTGTTCCGGGCGGGCCAGCGATGTTCGCTTCATGCGCCGGACCGCATCCAGTCCAGCCAAGCGCGTAGGGTCTGCGATCTCCAGGCAAAGCTCACGTACAAGCTTGAGCAGCAGCGCAACATCGAGCGCGACATCAGCTGGCTCCGGGCCGAGCTCGAGCGCCTCGGCGCGGGGTCCGATCGAGAGGCGGCCGAGTGATGCCGATCGACTTCACCGAATATCAGCACCGACTCATGGCAGGCATGGTCAAGCGGCTCGTGCATGTCGCGCCGGAGCAACACGGCGAGGTGGTGGAACGATTCGCCGAGGACTTGATCGCGGCCGAACGCAAGAGCCTCTCGCGCCAACTCGACGCGCTCAATGGACTGTCCGATCGGGAGCTCATGGCCGAGCTCGACAAGCTCACACGTAGCTATCGGCGAGGTGTGCTGTGACGAAGATTCGAGACTTCATGCCCGACGCTGAAGACATGCGGCTCGACTGGGAAGCCAAGCAGCAGCGGGTCGACGTCACTCGCGCTCACTGCAAGCGCAAGCGAGAGAAGTTCCGGCGCGATCGTCGCGCTCGAAGGCAGATGCGTTCCGCGGGTCAGAAGCCCGCGCGTTACCAGGGGGACGGACCATGAGCCAACAAGCCATCACCGAGCCGATCAACAACCACGCGCCAACCGCCCAGTTCGCGCCGGACGAGCAGCCTCCGGGTCCGCCTCCCGTTCCCAAGGAGGCGCCACCTCTACCGCCGGAGACGCCACCCGCACCCGCTGAGGAGCCTCCTGCGCCTGAGGAGACCCCGCCCGCACCTGTGGAGGAACCCGCTGCGTCGGCGGGGTGACGATGCCGACCAATCTGCCACCCAGACCGCCGCGCATGCCATGGGGCGACATTGCCCTCGTGGCGCTCGGGATGATCGGGGCGGCGGCACTGATGGTGGCGATGAGTCGGTGCTGAAGGGGGAGTCCGGTGGGTGCAGTAGCAGGCAAGGACAGCGACGCGAAGAACGGCAAGCTGACTGCGAAGCAGCGGCGCTTCGTCGAGGAGTACCTGATCGACCTGAACGCGACGCAGGCGGCGATGCGCGTAGGCTGTCCTGAGGCGAGCGCGAGCGTCACCGCTTGTCGTTGGCTAGCCAAAGCTAGGATTCAAGAGGTGATTGCCGAGCGGATGCGAGCGCGTAGTCGACGCGCCGACATCACCGCCACACGTGTGCTCGAAGAAATCGCGTACGTCGCCTTTGCCGACCTGGGTGAAGCCTTCGAGCGCGATGGCGACACGGTGCGGATTCGCAAGCTCGTCGACATGCCCGAGGGAACGCGGCGCGCGGTCGAATCGATTCGCGAGCAGCCCACCGAGAAGGGCGTGATGCGCTCGGTGAAGCTCCACTCGAAGCTGACTGCGCTGAAGTTGCTGGTCGACCACCTGGGCCTCGAGGCTCCCAAGCGCCACGAGCTGACTGGCGAGGATGGAAAGCCGATTGCCATCAAGGGCGTCAACTCGCTTACCCGCGAGCAGACGCTGGAGATCAGCTCGAAGATTCTCGGCGTGGCCAAGCAGCTCATCGAGAAGAAGTTCGCGGGTGGGTCCGAAGAGAAGCCACCAGGCGAGCCGAGCCATGAGTGAGGCCGACCTCGAGACCGTGCTTCTGCCCTACCAGCAACGCTGGTTTGCAGACTCCTCTCAGGTGAAGGTCATCGAGAAGTCCCGCCAGACCGGCATCACGTGGACGAGCGGCGCAGAGGGCGTTCTCTACTGCGCATCGGATACGCTTCATTGCTTCTACATCGGCTACAAGGAAGACATCGCCGAGCAGTTCGTGCGCGAGGCTGGCGAGTGGGCCGTGAACCTCGGCTTCGCTGCAAGTGCAATGGACGTCTTCCTGTTCGATGATCTTGACGAGAGCACCGGCGAGACCAAGCGCAGCATCAAGGCGTACCGGATCAACTTCGCCAACGGCCGTCGATTGGTTGGGCTGACCAGCGCGCCGCGCAACCTGCGTGGCCTCAAGGATGCGTATCTCATCCTCGACGAGTTCGCCTTCCATGACGACCCGCCTGGCCTGCTCAAGGCAGCGATGGCGCTGCTCATCTGGGGCTCGCGGATCGCGATCATCAGCACGCACGACGGCATCGACAACGCGTTCAACCAACTGGTCGAGGACATCCGCGCAGGCAATGCCCCGTACGCCCTTCATCGGGTGACCTTCAACGAAGCAGTGGCCGATGGGCTCGCACGCCGCGTGTTCCTGAAGATGGGCAAGGACTGGTCACGCGCTGCGGAGGCCGAGTGGGCGGCGAGCATTCGCGCGGTCTACCGGGATGGAGCAGCCGAGGAGCTTGATTGCATCCCGAGTCGTGGCGGCACGATGTACTTCGCGCGTGACGTCATCGAGAGCCGCATGGTCAAGGGGCGACCCGTGCTGCGTCTCTACCTGCCGCACTCGTTCACGATGAAGCCACAGGTCGAGCGCGAGAAGCACATCACGGACTGGCTCAACGCTGAGGTGCTCCGGTGGCTCGAGCGCCTGCCCAAGGATCGTCAACACTTCCTCGGCCAGGACTTTGGGCGCGTGGCGGATCTAAGCTGCATGGCGCCGGGGACCTTGCTGCCTGATCTGACGCGCGATGTGCCGTTTCTCATCGAGCTAGGGAACGTACCCTTCGAGCAGCAGAAGCAGATCGCGTTCTTTCTGATGGACCGGCTGCCACGCTTTCAGCGTGCGCACTTCGATGCGACAGGCAACGGCTCCTACTTGGCCGAGGTGTGCGCGCAGAGGTACGGCGAGTCGCGCATCGAGCAGGTCAAGATCACCGAGAACTGGCACCTCGAGAGCTGGCCTCCGCTGCGCAATGCGTTCGAGGCAGGCAAGATCGTGCTGCCGAGCGACGAGGACGTGCGTGCGGACTTCAACGCGGTCAAGCGCGTCTCCGGCATTCCGAAGTTGCCCAACGCCACCACCATCAAAGTGGTCGATGGCGGCGAGACGAAGACTCTGCGCAGGCACGGCGATGCGGCCGTCGCGTGCGCGATGCTCTGGGCGGCGACGCGAGACGTCGAGAGCGCGCTTGGGCGCGCAGAGAAGTGGAAGCGCGCTGCGGCGGGAATGTAGGAGGGCACGTGGCCAAGTACCGAAAGAAGCAAGCTCTCGTCGAGGCAACGCAGTGGTTCAAGGAACATGACCACCTGCAAGTTGGTCAGTACCGACATCCGATCGTTCCGGGGGAAAGCATGTGCGCGACGTGCCGCAAGAGGATGGACGAACACGGCTGGCTCGACACGAGCGAAGGTGAAGCGATTGTTTGCCCTGGCGATTGGATCGTGGTGCCAGCAGCGGGCGAGGGCCCGCGCTTCAAAGTGGCTGCGGAAAAATTCGTCCGCAAGTACGAACCGGTCGAACCGTAAGGAGCCACCATGCAATCAGCTGGACTGTTTCGCACGCTGAGCGAGTTCGCTGGGAACTTCCGGCTCGACTCGATCGCCAACATCTTCACTGGGCTCGGCGACGCGCTGCACGACCGCCTCAAGGGCAACACCTTCGAGCCCAATCGCCAGCTCGGCGACGGTGAGCTGTCGGCGCTCTACAACGACGAGCCCATCGGCAGGCTCATCTGCGAGCTGCCCGGCTTCGACGCGCTGCGTAAGGGCTTCACCCTGGTGGTGGCCAACGACAATGAGGGCGACGACATCGGCGCCAAGGTCAAGGACTACCTGACCAAGCTCGAAGTGGTGAGCGCCCTGGCGCGTGCGAACGACTTCGATCGGGCATTCGGCGGAGCGGCCATCCTGGTGGGCGTGGACGACGGCTCGAAGTCGTTCGCCGAACCGGTCAACGAGAAGAACGTGCGCGCGCTCTTGTACCTGCGCGTGCTCGATCGACGGCGCCTTCGCCCGTGGACGATCGACGACGACCCGCGCTCGGCCACGTACAACCAGCCGACAATCTGGGCAGTCCTACCCGAGGAGGTCTTCACCGCGCAGCCCGACGCTGTCCAAGCCATCCGGCCAGTCGAGCTGGTGCATACGTCGCGGCTTGTCATCTTCCCAGGCCGGAACGTCTCCGACGATCGCAAGGCCCGCAATGGCGGTTGGGGCGACAGCATCTTCCAGGCCTGCCTCAACCCGCTCGAGCACGATGCGACCGCCTGGGCAACGCTCGCGCAACTCATCAGCCGCGCCTCGCAAGGCGTCATCAAGGTCAAGGACTTGGCGACGCTCGCCACCAGCAACGACCAGGAAGCCGTACAGGCGCGCTTTTCGCTCATCAAGCTCGGCCGCTCCATCGTCAAGGACCTCGTCATCGACGCCGATGAGAGCTTCGAGCAGCAGCCGCCCAACTTCGGCAACCTCCCCGACGTGCTCTACCTCGTGATGCACGAGCTTGCGGCGTCGGTGCAGATCCCTGTCACGCGCCTGTACGGGATGTCGCCTGGTGGGCTGAACGCAACGGGCGAGAGCGACTCGCGCAACTGGGAGGACGTCGTCGAATCGGTCCAGACGCATCGGCTCGAGCCACGGCTACGCAGGCTCATCGACCTTGTCTTCCTGGCCAAGGACGGGCCCACGCAAGGCCAGCCGGCTGAGTCGTACGAGGTCGCGTGGGAACCGCTGCGGCAGATGACCGCCAAGGAGCAGGCCGAGCTGCGCAAGATCGTGGCGGAGACCGATGCGATCTACGTCGACAAGGAAGTGCTGACGCCCGAGGAGGTGGCCATCAATCGCTTCCGCGCGGACGGTTGGTCGGCGGAGACCACCATCGATCTGGAGCTGCGGCAGAAGCTCCTCGAATCGGCCACGGAGCAGGCGCTCGAGCAGGCCGACAATCCACCGCCAGAACCGCCGGCACTGCCGCCACCGGACCCGAATGCGCCCACGCCGCCAGAACCGCCTGAGGGCTCTGTGCCTGGTGAGCAGCAAGGACCGTCTGAGGTCGAGGTCCCGCCCAATCGGACGCTGCCGCCCAAGAAGGCCGCGTGATGCTCGGGATGAGCCTAGCCGAGCGGCGAGAGTCGCTCCTGGCGCGTCAGCGAATGGTCGAGGGCCTCGGGCGCCGCCGACCTCGCCGCCGCGCTCAAGTCAAGCCCATGCGCCAGCCCAACGCGGCTCGAGCGGAGTACGCGCGCTCGCTCAACGTGCTCTTGCGCGAGCTGGAAGAGCAGGTGCGCGCCGAGCTCGGCGACCTCGAGGAGCTCGTCCGCCGCAACCAGCTCGAGCGCAACGACGCGGCGGCGCTCGAGCTGCGCACCGATGACGTTTGGGACGAGGTCGGCGACAAACTCCGCCGATTGCGCGACGCGGCCGCGCGCATCTTCAACGATGGGCGCATCAGGACGCTCGCCTTCCGGGTCGGCCAGGCCGTTGCCATGCACAACAAGCGCGAAGTGATGAAGCAGCTCGCCCGCGCCATCACCGTCGATGTGTTCGGGGCCGAGCCTACCCTGCGCCGCCAGCTCGGTGTGTTCGTGCAGGACAACGTGCGGCTCATCAAGAGCATCCCCGAAAAGCTCCTCACCGAGGTCGAAGGCTCCGTGCTTGGAGGCATCCGACGCGGGGCTCGCGCGGCCGACATCGCCACGGACCTCCGCGATCGCTTTGGCGTCTCGCGCAGTCGGGCGACGCTCATCGCGCGTGACCAG